GGAAGATTGAGGCTGTTATAAAGCTTCTTCTTAAAATACTCAACATCTTTGAGTTCGCCTAGGTTCTGTCCACCAGGCAAGGTGGTGATCTCAGTTCCACGACCACCCTCTCTACGAGGTAACCAAAAATCCTCTAGCATACTCATGTGCTTTTTGTCGTCACGCATCTCACCAGTGTTGGCATCATACACCAACTTATTTCTATAACGAGACATGACATCACGCAGATACTGTTCCGCTTTTACCTTCGGAAGATTACCTACATCAATATAAAATATTCTACGTTCAGGAGCACGTGACAATCTGTATATAACAAGAGAGTCTTCAATCATACGAAGTTGATTGAGTGACTTGATTGCCTTGTGTAGGAAACCAAGAGTCATTCTCTTGTTTAAATCTTGTAATCCAGATGGTGCGAATGTAATACTATCAACTGCCATCTTGACACCCTGTGATAATGACATATCACCTACAGGACCAAGAACTCCACCTTTGTAAAAACCTTTTGGATTATAGAGATAATAATCTACAAACGTACCATACTCATGCTCAAGTGCTGTCCCTTTAATTGCCTGACGGGATAGAGAATCTTTTGGAGTATTGTCAATTTTTTGTCTGACCTTCTTGATCTTCATAGGATCAATATAACGAAGTTCAGTAATTCCTTTCTTTGGATTATCTAAATCTATAACTTTATGATAAAAAAGTCGCCCGTCAATATACCATGAACGGACGATCTCATGTGCTCTATTATCAAAATTCATCAAACGTTTGATGTACTCAAACTCAGCACGAACTTTATTCTTAACACCTGCACCAGTTTGTAAATTATCTAAATTGATTTCTACTGGTGTATCATGAGCATCACTAACAATAAATTCATTAACAACTTCATCTACAGCACTATCCACTTCTGGATGTAATGCCATATCACGATAACGACGAATCATCTCAAACTCATTACGAGCTTGATTATCCGTATCCACATATGTTCCATAGTAACCACCTGCTGCTACGGCAATTGCCTCTTCAGCATTAGGAGGCACGGGGGATTGACCCTTCCGTGCCTCTTTGCGATTAATCTGGAAGCCAAATAACTGACTCATGATTACTTATACTACTTCTTCTGATCTATTTATCAGACTACCTGAAGTCCAGAAACGCCGTCTCTAGTACCTGCTTCTGCTGTGAAGTAAGAATATTGCCACTCAACAGTGAATTCTTCAATCTGATCATTGCTGTCATAAGCGAGATCAATTTGAGAAACGTTAGTTGGGAAACAATACTTGAGACTGTACGCTCTTAGAATTGAACCTTCTTCTGAAGAATCCTTCTCAAGTTGCTTAACTCCAAGATCAGCCATGTAACCATCGCTATTGTTAGGAGTAAAGAGTGGAGAAGTATTACCTTCATGTGTGTTGATGCTATTTGCCCACTGTTCAAAGAATGAACGTAGTTTGAAATCCTTATCATTAAAGAATGTAGCAGTCCAAGTATCAAAGGTGCGATCACCTGCGATTTTAACTGTACGTCCTCTGAAAGGAACTTCTATAACACCTAGATTAGATCCAGGAAGTGCAGCAGACTTACAAAGAATATTTGTAAGTTGCTGGTCTTCTGCTTGTAATGCAATTGATTGTGGGAAGTTGATATCAATCAAGAACATATTGGGCTTAACGCCCTGTCCAATTTTCTGTAGAAATTGACTTACATTTGACGATGCCATTTGTTTACCTCGTTAATTTTATTCGTTAATTTTATCTACCAACCACTTCAGCGAACGATACGCCCGTTCTTGTAGCAGTAACTGTAACTGTTACGTAGTTGATTGAGCGAGTTGGCTTGAGGTAGAGTTCAGCAACAAATTCATTTCTGTCAATGACTTCAGGTGTATTGTTACTATCATCACAAACAACTAGGAAGTCTGTAACACCTCTACGTGCCTGTACCTCAGCAAGGTAAGAACTAATAGATGCATTAAACCCTCCACGAGTTGTGCTATCATTTTGCTCAAAGAGGATTCCCTCAGCAAGAGCACGTGCTCTCTTCTCAATGTTAAGGAAGAGACGGCGAACGTTGATCCTATCAAATGCTCCAGGTGAAGCAAGTGCAGTTTTATCACCGAATAGAATTGGTCCAGCACCAGGGAATGAAACAACAGGGTTAATGCTGCTGCTATAAAGATCATCTCTTTGTGCTTTATTAGGATTGAATGCGAGTTTTACAACATTTTGTAATCCACCACGATTCGTACCTGCAGGAGAGAACCAATCATCAAGGGTTGCAGAAGTAGATACACAAAGACCAGCGATATCTCCATTACATCCAATGTAACGATACTTATCGTTGAATCTATCGTATGTGTACTTAACTCCACTATCCTTAACAACATAAGAACTGGATGCAATTGTATCCATGAACTCAGTTGTATTTGCTAACTGTTGTGCAGGGGTTAATGCAACGTTACCAGAAACTGCAACCTGATCTCCTGTCCAAGGAGAAACAAATGCTATGCAATCTTTTCTGCTGTTAGCAATACCAGCAACAGAAGCTGCTTTTGCACGAGTGTCAGTTTCATTAGCAGCGTCTCCACCCATTAGAACAAAATCAACAGTTGTTTCTTCTGTATCTAAGAATAGATCATATGCAGCACCTACTTCACCAGAAGTATATGCAAAGTCATCTGTACCACCACTAAGTGCACCGCCAGCACCAACAACTGATGCTATAACTAATGGAGCAGCAGCAGTAGCACCATAAGATGCTGCTGTAGCACCAGGATCTTCACCCTGAGTTGTGAATTCAGAAGAAGTCAATGCACCTGCATAGATGTATTGTGAGAACTGATTAACTGAATCCTTCCAATAAGATGAATTACCTTCTGGTGTCTTACCATCAGATAGTTTAGAAAGATATGTTAAACGCTCAACGATTGTGTTTGTTGAAGTGTCAATTACAGCAACGTGTACTTCGTCTTTAGAAAGAAAACGCTCTGAAGCAAACGCTGATGTTCCTGGTCTAGGAGCAATTGCTTTGTAAGTTAAACCTGTTGATCCGATTGTTTGTGCATTCCATTGTGAATTACTAAATGCAGTTGCTGAATCACCTCCTGCTGGATTAGGAGCTGCAGTTCCTTGAATAACTCTAACTGTGTTAGCGTCAACAACTTCTACAACTTCGTGAGTAACACTACTATCATCTGAGTAGTTACTACCAACAGATAATCCATGACCAGTTTTAGAGATTGTCCAGTCTGGTCCGCTATCTACAATTGCAACATATAAATTATTACCATCTGCACCTGCATCTCTTGCAGCAAATTTTTCTGATGATCCAGCACCTGCATCATAGTCTTCCTTAGATGCTATAAGAACTGCTGATCCATCTAGAGTTGCATTAAGCACTCCAGTTGATGCACGAACAACTGCTAGTTGTCCACCATAACGTAGAAATTCAGAAGCAACCAACCAATCACCAGCGTTAGCCTCAGATGGTGCACCGAATGTATCAATTAGTTCTCTCTCAGAACCTATGTTAACTATTTTGCCTACTGGTCCTTTGCGAAATGATGAAGCAATAGCACCTCTCAGTGCAGAAGCTCCAACCACAACAGCATTGGATAAATCACGTTCTTTAATAACAACACCAGGCGAGACTTGACTTGCCATGTTTTTACCTCTTGGATATTCCAAAAATTTTATCTTTAATTATTTAGAATATCCCATTGCTTAAGAGGGGAAACAATGCACGAACTCTTTACCAGTCTGGATATGTCCAATCAGAAAATGGATCTTTCTTTTTTCTTGCTTTTAAAATTCTTTTTATAGTACAGTCCTTACATTCATATGAATAGGCAGACGGAAGACCTCTCTTTTGTCTTCTCGTCATATAAAAATCTTCTATTAAATTCTTAACTTTATTACAGGATCTACAAGTCCTCTCTTTGAAAAGAAGATGTTCCAGAGAAAACTGATCCCCAATATCCATCAGAAGGGTAACATA